TTCTTTTAGTAGGAGGAGTAATCGGATATCTACTTAAAGAATATGTGATCGAAAGAAACTCAACTTTCATACCTACCCATCCCGAAATGTTCGATGAACACGGTCAAATTTTACCAGATGATATTCTTGCTGTAAGATTTGAGAACACCCTTGAAGATTATTCTGAAGGGGAAGAATAAATAACCTAACCTGATTTGAAATACTATGCCTAAGTCACCACTTCCACCTAATCCTTTCATGCATGAGATCCTTGATCATGTTAGTAAGCAGAGAACGGTAACTAAAAAAGTTGAAATATTGAAAGAGTTTGCAAATTCTGCACTTAAATCTCTTCTTATTTGGAACTTTGATGATACTGTAGTCTCTCTTCTACCTGAAGGAGATGTGCCATACGAGAAGAATGATGTTCCTATTGGTACAGATCACACTTCTTTAAGAAAGGAGTATAGGAATCTCTATCACTTTGTACAAGGAGGTAATCCAAACCTCTCCAAGACTCGTAGAGAATCTATGTTCATTCAGATTCTTGAAGGTCTTCATCCTGCAGAGGCAGATTTGCTTTGTCTCATAAAAGATAAAGCACTTCAATCCAAGTATAAACTTACAAAAGGTGCTGTTGAAACTGCATTCCCAGACATCCAATGGGGAGGTAGGTCTTGAAGATTTATGAGACTAACTGCGACCCAACTTTAGCAGAAGACAAGTTGCTACCTAACAATGCTTTTCTTGTTAAGTATAGTGATAAAGAAGAAATCAAATATGATATTGTAATCTGCTCAAAAAAAGTATCCATCTTTGATCATTACTATGATCAATATAAGAAAGGACTGTTGGATATCACACAAGCTGCTGGAACTGTAAGTCCAAAACTTTGGACTGATCCTAAGCAACCACAACCACAAACTAAATCGAGCAAAAAGAAATGAGTAGTGGATTTGATGTAGACTTTGATATGTCTTCTGATGAGATTAGTGTTCTTATGAAAAAGTATAAGAAGATTAAAAAGTATCAGAAGTCTAATCTGTTTACCATTAAGACTATTAACGGCACAGAAAATTATGTTTCTAAAATGATTGAAGAAGCAAAGGAAGAGGGATTTTAACTCCCCTCTTGACTAAATAATGTATGAGGTCTATAATAGACCTGTCGTTCATCTCCTTAGGGAGACGCAAGTAAGTCGCGGAACGGAGTCGTTCATCCCATGCTAGAACTATTATTCTATTCAACACTCTCCTGCCAACAAGCTGATACAATCATGCTGAAGATGAAAGCAAATGAGAATCTCTCTAATGCTTTTAAGGTAGAGTTGATAGAGACCGTAAAGGAATCTACACCTGAGTGTATATGGGACGCACACGACTGAAGGAACGGGAAAAACGGATCCTGCGTAAGCAGAGAAGGTTCAACTTTCACCCAACTTCAGGAGTAAACCAATGACTACAATCACCTATAGAGGACAGCAGTACGACAAAGAGGCATACAAAGCCGCTGTGTTGGAAGAGCAAACTCAAAAGCAAAACCACAATCTAATGTATCGTGGTATTAGAATTGAACGTAAGTTCGCATCTAAGAGTTGATAGTTGCATTGTCCAATAAATGATGCTATTATGGGGACTACCCGACTAGTCCCCATTTTTTATGGAAAAGGATAAACTTAAACTTATCGTCAGAAATTTGAGACTTCTAGTTGATGCTTTGGAATCTGAAGTTTACTCTGATGTTGAGTCATACAAGCATGATACTAAATACCAAGCACCTATCCTCGATTATGATGAAACATATGATGATGATGGATATCCAGATTAACCATGTATGAAGAATTAAATTCATTACACAAAGAAATTAAACAAGATGAATAATGTAACACTGGTTTCAGTAACACCTGATGCTGAAAAACATATTGCTTACTGTGCTCGTGTAAGTAACCCATCCAATCAAGGTAATGATTCTTTTGATGGATTGCTTAAGTATTGTATTAAGCATAAGCATTGGAGTATCTTTGAGCAGTCATTTATGACTCTTGAAATTGAAACTTCTAGAGCAATCGCAGCTCAAGTGCTGCGTCATCGCTCATTTACTTTCCAAGAATTTTCACAACGCTATGCAGATTCATCTTTGCTAAGTGATAAGATCGTGCTGCCTGAACTGCGTCGTCAGGACACAAAGAATCGTCAGAACTCTACTGACGATCTTGATCCATTTGTTCAACAGAACCTTGAGTTGCAGATGCAGACTTTGTTTGACTCCTCTATGGCACTGTATCAACAGATGCTAGAACGTGGTGTGGCAAAGGAGTGTGCTAGGATGGTGCTTCCCCTCGCCGTAGGAACCCGACTCTACATGAGTGGATCACTTCGTTCTTGGATGCATTATATTGATTTGAGAGCCTCTAATGGTACTCAGAAAGAACATATGATTATTGCGGAAGGTTGTAAAACAATCTTCTGTGAGCAGTTTCCAATCATTGGTGCTGCTCTAGAATGGGTCTAAATACTACACTGAAGAGGTGACTATGCCGTCATATCCTGTTGTTAACAGCGAAACTGGTGAACAAAAAGAAGTGAAGATGAGCATTCATGACTGGGATCAGTGGAGAGAGGACAATCCAAATTGGTCTCGTGACTATTCTGATCCTTCCACATTCCCTGGAGTTGGAGAGGTCGGTGAGATTTACGACAAGTTGAAAAAATCACATCCTGGATGGAACGATGTTCTTCGCAAAGCATCTAAAGCTCCTGGATCTATAGTAAAACCTATTTGATTGATATGCCCGTTAGAAAAAAGAAAGATAACCCGGTCCCCTTTGGTACGAGTAATCGTACAATGAAAAGAAAGAAACCAATCAATCTAGATTACACTAGAAAGATTGAACCACTTACTGAGAATCAGGAAAAGTTTTTTGAAGAGTATAAGAAAGATCAGAACCTTGTAGCATATGGATGTGCAGGAACAGGTAAGACCTTTATCACCCTCTACAATGCCCTTCTAAATGTATTAGACCCCAGCACACCCTACGATAAAATCTACATCGTAAGGTCGCTTGTGCCTACCAGAGAGATTGGTTTTCTCCCTGGCGATCATGAAGATAAGTCCTCTCTTTACCAGATTCCATATAAGAATATGGTAAAGTATATGTTTGAGATGCCTGATGACAATGCGTTTGAAATGCTTTATGCTAACCTCAAGGCACAAGGCACAATCAGTTTCTGGAGTACATCCTTTATTCGTGGAACTACTCTTGATAATGTTATTGTTATTGTTGACGAGTTCCAGAATCTAAACTTCCATGAACTAGACTCTATGATCACCCGTGTTGGTGAGAATAGTAAGATTATGTTCTGTGGTGATGCAACTCAAACTGATTTGATTAAAACAGCAGAGAGGAATGGTATCGTAGATTTCATTCGTATTCTTAAGAACATGCCTTCATTTAGTATGGTAGAGTTTGAAGCAGAAGACATCTGTAGGAGTGGACTCGTTAAAGAGTATATTATTGCTAAACTTGAACTAGGTATGTAATGTTTAATCATGTTGAAATTGAATATCCATCTCTCAGTAGACAGATGGTTGATGGAGTTAGGTATTATGATACCCCTGACGGACAAAAGTTAGTATCAATCACGTCCATTATTAGTCATTACAATCGAGAAATCTTCATTAACTGGAGAAAGAAAGTTGGTAATGATGAAGCAAATAAGATAACCAAGCAAGCAACTAGCAGGGGCACTGATATGCATACCCTTGCTGAATATTATCTTCGCAACAAAGAATCTTCCAACAGTTCAACCACTGTCTGAGTTTCTTTTTAAGCAAGCAAAAGGAGAGATTGATAAAATCGATAACATTCATGCTATCGAACAGTCTTTGTTTAGTTATGAACTGGGTGTTGCTGGCAGTGTAGATTGTATTGCTGAATATGACGGTGAACTTGCGGTCATTGATTTTAAAACATCAAAGAAACCCAAACCTAGAGGATGGGTTGACCATCATTTTGTACAATGTGCAGCATATGCTTGCATGTTATATGAGATGACTGGTATAATGGTAAAGAAGTTTGTCATTATCATGTCGTGTGAAAATGGTGAGACCACAATTTATGAAGAATATGACAAGAAAAAGTACATCCAACTTCTCTCCAAATATATTAGAGAGTTTGTTGAATTTAAACTCCAGGAATATGGTAAGTCCTGACAACAAAGAAATCGAAAATCTAATAGAGACAAAGTTCTATTGCTCTAGAAGGTTTGCGGAAGAGATTGAATCTATTGCTCATACTAATAAAGGTATGAAGTATATTGATGCGATTGTATTCTTTTGCGAGAAAAACAATCTTGATGTAGAATCTATTCCCAAACTTATATCCAAACCACTGAAGGAAAAACTGAAGTGTGAAGCAATTGAACTTAACTTGCTCAAGAAGACTTCTCACGCTAAACTTCCACTATGATATCATCCCAAGATCTCAGACATCATCGAATGCTAGCAGCAATCAGGGAAAATAATATCTCTGAAGATGAACTGAAATACTTGGGAATGATTGATGAATCACATACCTATCTTATAGATGGGAAACATATTGTGAAACTTGAAAACATTATTGACTTTGAAGAAGTAGATGATCCCGAAAGTGACTCCCTTTGATTGCTATAAATCCTACCTTGGATTGAAAAACCATTTTACTAAAGAGAGTTATGATTATCATAGATATGGTGGTAAGTCTCGTGCATCTTTAGATAGTTTTTATAAACGACGTGATAGGTTTTTCTTTGAGAAACTAAGTAGACAGAAGAATGATGAGGAAGTAGTTCAGTTCTTTGTATCTAACTTTGTATCTTGTGATGACCCTCAATCATTATGGATTGGAGAGATTGTCCGTAATGGTGAACAAAACTTTACTGACTGGAAGAAGCGGTTGCAGTCACTAACATATACATTTAAAACAGAAATTGAAAACGTGTTTACAGGTCAGGATTTTGATGCTATGCTGGTGATTGAGGGAACTAAGCACTCCTCAATCATCAAAGAGCACCTTGCTGGGCACCTGTCTTTAGAGTCAATTGTTATCTTGAATAAGATTATTGGATTCAAAGATGACTATGATAAAAAGTTAAAGGATCCTGTATGGAAGTTTCTTTCTATGAGAA